AAAAGAAGTTATTAGAATTCGGTCTTAAAGAAGCAGATGCTTTCCAAAAAAATTTTAAAATAATTTTAGACAGATTAATTAGAGGTTACAAATCTGTAATGGGTAAAGACCCAGAGGGTTTAGATCTATTAAAAGTGAGAATGGAAGCAAGAGAAAAAGCTATTAACACTACAAAGGTTGTAAATCAAAAGGGTCTAACTCTAGATCCGGATAAACCTATTGTGGGTGGTACACAAGAAGGTATTGAAACTATCAAAACAAAATTTGATGAATTTAATTTATCAAAAGATGACCCGATGGGTGATCTAGAAAAAATTATAAAAGGTGAAGGTGATACAGGTCTTCCTAAAAATTACACAAGACCTTTTGGTGATAACATTAGAGATGCATACAGAGAAGCTGGACGTAGTAAAGAAGATGCATCAGAAATGATTGAAGCTTTAGGTAGTCCTGGTGCAAGAAAATCTTACGAGATCATGGAAGAAGTATTAGGAGTTAGATTATATGGTGATGAAACTTTTGAAGAGTTAATGAAAATTAAAGAGACAGGAGTTCACCCACGAGGAGAACCACCAATTAAAAAAGCAGATGGTGGTCGTATAGGTTTTCAATTTGGTGGTGGTGCCGATGCATCTAGAGGTGATTTTGGTGGCACCGGAGGTGGTGGAGGAGAAGAGAGAGACTTTAGAAGCGATTATATGGGTATGAAAGGAAAAACTAGAGTTGGTCCAGGACCATCCCAAGAAGGACCAAAAGGACCTCTCGTAACATTAAATCCAGTAGTTACTCCTACTACTCAATATCTACAAATTCCAAACATCGGTTTACAATTAACAGCACTTAACAGAGCAAGAATACAAGCAATGTTAAATCCTACACTATCTTTATTAGAAAAAACACCAGTTGGAGATGTAACTATTGAAACTGCTATAGGTCCTGTTAGCGTAACTGGTACAGATAATCTTCGAGGACTAAGAAGTCTTAATCTTAGCACTGGAATAGGTCCAGTTGGTTTAAATCTTAACACGGATCTTGCAGGAACAAAAAATCTTGGTATTGGTTTTTCACAAGGCCCACTTAGCATAACCGGCACAACTAATTTAGAAGGTGTTGGAAACATTGGTCTTCAGTATTCTAAATCATTTAAAGATGGTGGTCTTGCATCTATGTTTACGAGGAAAAGATAATGGTAGCCAAAAATATAAAGGGCAGACAAATAGCCTTTGATGCACTCGAAAAATTAATTGCAGATGGTGAGTCTTTAAACTTTTTAGAATTATCTAAAAAAATAGGAGTTCCAGCTACCACTGTAAAAAGAGTTTACGATGAAAATTTTAAGGGTAAAGGTATAATAGGAAAAAGTCGTAGCGCTACTAAAGTAATTAAAGAAATTATTGATAGTGGTGTCACGGATGTTAATCAAATTAAAAATATAGCTCGAAATAAATATAAAATAAATATAGACGAAAAAGCAATTAGGTCAGCAGTTAATTTAGCTACTGATTTTTCTGTTGAACAATACGCAGATGATTATAGAAAAATGACGTCTGACCCTAGGTATGTTCCTAAATATGTTGTGCCCGCAACAACAAAAGGAATGACTGCTAATCAAATAAAAGCTAAACAAATTGTAAAATCAGAGGTAAGTGGTTTTGAAGACAAATTATTAAGTAATGTTAACAAAAGAAAAAAATTAAAAAGAGCTGCAGATCCAGAAAAAAGAGCTTATGATTTAGCTTATGCAGCAGAACGTAGAACAACTAGAAGACTTAGACAAGAAGATGATGTTGCTTTAACCAAAGGTGAGAAAAAAATAAATTTAGATCAAAGAAAATTTACTAAAGAAGTTTTAAATAATCCTATAAGAAAAAATCCTCTTTTAGTTTTAAACAATGAAAATTTAATGAATCGATTATCAACTACCGTATCTAAAGATGGTGACATTATAAGATTAGATAAACCACCTGGAATTACAAAAGAATCTTTAACTGAAAAAGGATTATTTGAAATAGATCATCAAAGAGATATTTACAAAAAAGGTAAAATGAAAAATTTACCTTATAATAGAAATCCTATTATGGGTCCACACAACAGATCAAATGGATTTAAAGCAATGGCCGAAAAATATATTCAAAAAAATCCTGACCCTAATGATCCAAAAGTTAAAAATATTTTAAGAGTTGCAGAAGAATTAAAAGTAACTTTACAACCTGATATTCCTGAAGGAATTTTTAAAACTAAAGGTATAGGATATAAACAAATTGGTGGACCTGTGGAAAAATTTAAAAATTTTGCAGAACCTATTTTAAAGGAGATAGGAGCAGTTAGTGAAAAAATTCCTAAAAAAGGTAAACTTGGTTTGGCAGCTGCAGGTGCTCTAGCACTTACAGGCACAGCGAGCGCAGATGAACTACCAATCAAATACAACGATGAGATCGGCGCATTCGTCGATCCTAAAACCGATGATAAAGTTTCACAGGCAACATTACTTGACTGGGCTGCAAATAACCCAATGCCCACGGCTGCTGTAGCGTCAGCACCTTTACTAAGTAAAACGGTTAGAAAAACTACAGGTAAATTATTATCTGGATTGTTATCTACATTAGGTAGCCCTACGGCTGCAGCGGGTTTTGCAGGACTAACCATAAAAGAAAATTTAGAAGAGGGTAAAAGTATTCCAGATTCAGTAGTAGATCCTTTGGTTGGCGTAGAATTATTATTTCCAGAGTTAGCTAAAAGAGCAACGACATCTCCAACAGGAACAGGTCTTTTATCTAAAGCCGGAAAATTTTTATTAAACCCACTACCAAGAGCGGCAGCTGCGATGACACCGATTGGTTTAGGAATTACCGCTTTAGGTATTGGAAAAGAACTGTATAATATAGCACAAGAAGAACAGGATAGAATTAATGAAATGAGAGAAAATGATCCAATGGCGTATCAAGAATATCTCAAAGAACAACAAGAACTTATGGATGTATCAGCATAATGGATAGACGAACTTTTATGAAACTGTTGGGTGGTTTAGCATCAATGCCAATCGTTGGTAAACTTGCAAAACCTCTTAAATCAGAAACTGTGCAAGAAGGTATTGCAGCTGTAAGTGATAAAGGTATGCAGCTTTATGAAATGGTTGTAGCTAAAGTTATGAAAGAAGGAAAAAAAGTTGGTGAGTCTGGTAGAGTTGAAAGTTACAAACACCCTGATAGACCTGATATTACTGTTGATGTAAATCAAACTGATGGCAGTGCAGAAATATATTTTGATACAGATAAAGGTTCAAAAGGTTATGCTAAAATAGATAGAGACATGGAGACAGGTGGTGATGATTTAATTGAAGCTGAAGAAGTATTTACTGTAGATGGCGATAAAGATATACAAGAAGGAATTATGGGTGGCATTGAGAATCTAGATGACTTTACAAGAATTAAAAAAAATATTGGTGGTCAAGTTCAACCTTATGATCCAAGGGCATCTATTGAAGATTTTGCAAAAGCAATAGATAAAGTTGGTGCGGGAACTGATTTACAAAAAGCTGTAGCGATTGGAGAATATGGTCAAAATGTTCAAAGACAAAATCCTTCTAAAAATCTTGGTTTTTTTGATACTCAAAGACATTTTGATAATAATCAATTATTAAAAAATGCTGTTGCTAGAGGAGAACTTTCTCCTGCAGATTATAATAGATTAGGTGGTTTTGATGTTGCTCAAACAATGGGACTTGGAAATCCTGTATTAGGAGGAGTTGGAAATTTAATTGGAAGCACTGGATACAATATAGTTCAATCTTTAAAAGGTAATCAAAGTCCTTTTGATATACCCGGAGATGTTTTTAGAAATGTACAAGGCGGCACTGGATTAATTTCTGATGATTTAAAAGCACAATATGAAAGTATTATAAATCCAACACCAACTCTACCTGTAGAACCTAGAACAGATCAAGATTTAATTGAAGGTTTTAAAAAATTTAAACAACTAAATCCAGATTCATTATCTGGTACGGGAATTGCAGCGCTAATTGAAGGAACATTACCAGATGGAACACCTATTACATTTAGCGGCGGTGCAGAGTCAAGTGCTTTTAATGAATATTTAGAATCATTAGGTCTATCTCGTGCAGATATATTTACACCTAATGCTGGTACAGATAGACCAACAATGGCAGATGTTGCGGGTCCTAAAGAAGGATATATTACACTACAAGAATTTGAAGATTATAGAAGACAAAAAGCATATGATCCTATTAGTGCCCCAGGTAATGTTAATAGATCAAAAGAAGAAATAGAAGCAGGGATAAAAAGAGAGGTTGCTGAAGCAGCAAAAGATCCAGATAATTATTTACGTAACTATATGGGTAATTTTGATTCTATCATCGCTAGTAGATTAAAAGACGGCGGGTCTGTAGATTTGACAATTATATCAATGCCTGATATCAGTGGTTCAGGTGTTGAATCATTATTTAAAAGAAGGTAAAATAACAAATGGCTACAATAGATAAACCATTACCGAATACAAAAACGACTGTTGACGTCCCAGGAGAAGTTGAGGTCGAAGAAGCAATCAAAGAAAAAGTAGAAGAAGTTCAAGAAAAAGGCGGACCTGTTGAAATAGAAATGACAGAGGAAGGTGGTGCTGAAGTTTCATTTGACCCAAAGGTTGCAGCAATAGAAGGTGGTGAAGATCACTTTGAAAATTTAGCAGAATTTTTAGGCGAAGAAACTTTAGATCCATTAGGATCAAAACTTGTAGAACAATTTAACGAATACAAAGAATCTCGTGGTGATTGGGAACAATCATACAGAGAAGGTTTAGAACTTTTAGGTTTTAAATACGAAAGAAGAACAGAACCTTTCAGAGGTGCATCGGGTGTTAATCACCCTGTACTAGCTGAAGCGGTAACACAGTTTCAAGCGCAAGCTTACAAAGAATTGCTTCCTTCTGATGGACCAGTGCGAACTCAAATTTTGGGTAACGTAGATGTGCCAAAAGAAGAACAAGCAAAACGGGTGAAAGACTTCATGAACTATCAGATCATGGATCAAATGAAGGAATACGAGCCAGAGTTTGATCAAATGCTTTTTTACCTCCCTCTTTCCGGATCTACCTTTAAGAAAGTCTACTATGACGATCTTTTAGGTAGGGCGGTATCAAAATTTGTACCGGCTGAAGATTTAGTCGTACCATATTCTGCAAACTCTTTAGATGATGCAGAGGCAGTTGTTCACGTAATTAAAATTTCAGAAAATGAATTAAGAAAACAACAGGTGTCTGGTTTTTACAGAGACATAGAATTAGGAACACCTCCTGTAACAACAAATCAATTAGAAGATAAAAAATTACAATTAGAAGGAATTTCTAAAGATGGTCAAGAGGATCAATATACTCTGTATGAAATGCATACTAATTTAGATCTTGAAGGCTATGAGGACATGGGTGAGGATGGTGAACCAACTGGAATTAAATTACCTTACGTAATTACTATTGCAGAGGCTAATAACAAAATTTTATCTATTAGAAGAAACTATAAACCAACTGATCCACTGAAGAAAAAAATAAATTACTTTGTGCAATTTAAATTTTTACCTGGCACAGGATTTTATGGTTTTGGTTTAATTCACATGATTGGTGGATTAACTCGAACTGCAACAGCAGCATTAAGACAATTATTAGATGCGGGAACTCTAGCAAATCTACCAGCAGGATTTAAGTCTAGAGGAATAAGAGTTAGAGATGATGCACAACCATTACAACCTGGAGAGTTTAGAGATGTAGATGCACCTGGTGGAAACATTAAAGATCAGTTTATGACTTTACCTTTTAAAGGTCCTGATGCAACTCTATTACAATTAATGGGTATTGTGGTTAACGCAGGTCAAAGATTTGCAAGCATTGCAGACTCACAAGTTGGAGATATGAATCAAGCAGCTGCGGTTGGTACAACTGTTGCATTATTAGAACGTGGCTCAAGAGTGATGTCAGCTATACATAAAAGATTATATGTCGGACTAAAACAAGAATTTAAATTATTAGCAGAAGTATTTAAAACATATCTACCACCAGTATATCCATACGATGTACCAGGAGCTAGACGTGAAATTAAAATGCAAGATTTTGATGATAGAGTAGATATTTTACCTGTAGCAGATCCAAACATCTTCTCACAGACGCAAAGAATATCTTTAGCTCAATCTCAATTGCAACTAGCGCAATCAAATCCTCAAATTCATAATTTGTATCAAGCATACAGATCTATGTATGATGCGTTGGGTGTTAAA